TACTTGCGACCCATGTCTTCTAGAGCCTTGTCCTTGAACCAGGTGCGTACTTCCGTCAGCACAGGGCAGGTCTCTTGCCACATCTCCATGCACGGCACTTGGACGTAGACTTGTTTGCTGTCTGCTTCGCCTTTGATGCCATTGAATGGCAAGCGGATCATGGCCCGTTCTTGCCAAAAGAATGTGTTCTTTGAATTACCATCAGGCAAGAAACGGAGTGTGGCACTTTGGCCTTCTTCCATGTTCCAGTGTGGGTAAATCGAGTTGTCACCGCCTGTGGAGTTTCCGCCTTGTTTGGATTCGCTGGCGGCTAGTCTTGCGCGAATTTCTGCTAATGATGCCATAGTTGAGTTGCCTTTCTAAAGTTTACTCGGTGTTGCCTATCTAAATGTTTAGATGTTACGTTGCCTGTGATGCTAACAAAAAAGCGCATACACTTTAACAAGTATACACGCTGGTTTGAGTAGCGTCAAGAGTATTTATGACGCGGTTGTTCTATTTCTAGTTTTTTATCATGCCACTAAGTTCTTTGAGGCGATCTAGGAAACTGGAATCCTTGTCCACTGGACGCATGCGTCCTGAATGTCCGTACTGGCCTTGCAAGGCAGTGGCTTCTTCCGTGCCGCACTCGGCCTTGCCATGCACTTCGCACATGGTTCCTGCTTCGGTCATGTTGCACTGGCCTTCGGTGAATGGACTGAGATTTTCGGCTTCATCTACTTCCGCTGGCACACCATCTATGTCGGCAGGTGTCACGCCCGGATTGGCGTCTTCATCCATGGCTGTTTCATAGTCAGGTGCTGGACGTTCTTTGGCAGGAACTCCGGCTGTTTTAAGAATACTAGCCAAATCCTCTTGATACTCTGGATATTCTGGTTGCTCGGTGCCCTCTGGGTCTTCGGTCTGTGTGCGAGGATCTTTGACAGCTTCTTTCATGCCCGATACGGGTTCGTCGATGCTGACATCGTCAATCAAGTCATCTGCTGCATCTCCACCCAACATTTCTTCAACCTTGTCTTGTTCCGTGTCAAGATCGGCTGGGGTTGATTCAGGAGGATCCATTGCGGCATCAGCATCAATGTTCAGGCTGGCTATGACCTTCATCACCGCAGGATCTGCACTGAGCTCTTGCATGCGATCCAACACAACCTGGCGAGCATCGGCATTGGCATCTCGCTTGGCCAGTTCATACAGTTGGTCAAACAGTTCATCATCGCCCAAGAGATCATACAGTTGTTCTGTGGCATTGGTGGCGTCGGCACCCACCAAGAGATCCTTGCTCAAGAGTTCTATGAGTTGGCTTTGCTTTTCTGGAGTGTCTGGTAGTGCCCAGGTTCCTTCCATGAGCCGGTTGGCCCAGGCTTCAAATATTTCAGTTTCTTTCATGGCGTTTTCCTGTTGTTGTATTCGGGCGATCAAGGGCAAGGCTTCTTCTATGCGCTGATCTATGCTTTGTGTCACAAACATGTGTTTGAGTCCTTCTATGACCACGCTTTCTGCGGTGGCCTGGTCCGGAGACCATGATTCAAAGTATCGTGCATATCCTGTTCTTGAGGTCAGGCTCTTGAGATTGTGTTGCAAGCGTTCACGATAGGTGTTGGTTTGTTCTACCAAGGTGGCTGTGTCGCCTTCCAGCAACCGGCCATGATTGGCTCTACGGAATCTGCTGAGCACAGCAAGTTCAGTGACCATTTCGGCTATGTGCTGGCCACGTACATCGTAGGGGCGACCGCCGGCACGAACATGTTCCAGCATGGCCTTGCCTGCGGTGAGATTGCGGAATGGCAACTTGTAGCGTTCGCCTTCGGCTGTTTCGATAAAAAGACTTTGCACACAACGGAATCTGGCTTCACCTTCACCCAGACTGCGTTTGTGTTTGATCATGAGTCGTGACTCATTGGCTCCGGCATTCCAGCTCATGTCCCGGCGACCTTGCCAGCTTTCAAAAAGTCCTTCTCGGATGGCAGCCTGGCCCTGCATGCTGTAACGCAAGCGGTTCAAATTCTTAATGCCAAATCCCATGAAGTTGCGGGTGGCAAAGTTTTTCAGTTGCTCCAGGAAGCTAAACCAGCTATTTTTGTCTTCACTGGCCATGCCGCGGCCCACGTTGTCCGAGCAGTAAACTTCAAGATCACCGTCATCGCCCAGCATGATCACCACAGTGCCATAATCTTGGCCACTTTCAGCACGGAAATCAAAGCTGAATATTTCAGTTTCTGCAGGATCTTCGCTGGCACGCCCAGAGGCATCCAGCATTTCGGGTTCAAAATCTCGGCTGACTAGTAAGTCAAAAAGTCGGCGTGCAGGTGTTAGTTCAGACATGGCAAGTTATTTATCGCAACACCGCTATGAACGGCATGGGCGGCTTGACTTCATCACCGTGATCTCTCAGTTGATTGTTGATGTCGGTGTCATAGCTCTGCAACAACTGTAGCATGCGTATGGCCAACACTGTGCTCATGACAAGATCGTCGGTTTCTCCGGGTTTGGCTGCGTAGCCCATGCCCGAGGCCACAAAGGTTTTGAGCTCTGAAACCAGGCTGGCGCTGCGTATTTTCATGCGCCCTGTTTCGATCAGGAGCTTGAGCTTGTTGCAGGCCGCCAGCTTGGGCTTGTGTGTGGTGTTGAATCCTTTGCGGTATCTACGGCTGCCACCACCGGCGGGCTCGCTGAGAAAATAGCCCTGTATGCGTTCTTCGCCGTATTCGGCTATGCTGATCAAGGCAGCTTCACCAATGGTGTTGTTTTCTATGCTGTAGTAGATGCGCTGTGGGTCCTTAACTGTTTCATTGAGGTGCGCACAGATCTCAGTCAAGATGCGTATCTGTTCGGGTATGGTGGTACGATTATGGCGCCATTCGGCCACTTGTTCCGTGGTGGTGGCTTCAAACACCTGTATGGCCGCAGGATCTCCTCCGGTGCCCAGACTGGGATCCAGGGCTATCACATAGGTTCTGTCGGCTCGTGGACGCTGAAACCAGCGCACCTGCCCCATCTTGTACGAGGGTTCATGTCCTTGTAGATCCAGCAACTTGGCCGGAGCTATGAGAGTTTCGTCATTGATGATGAATTCACAGCCCATTTCTCTGCGGAAGCGATCTTCGCCCAGTTGTGCCCGTTGCTCGGCAGCCCACTTTTCATCTCTGTCAGGGTGTTCGTTCCAGTAGCTGCGATAAGCTCTGAATCCGTTGATGCCTAGTTCGGTGGGATTGCCATATTCATCTTCACATCGGTTGGCACCTTTCCACAGCAAGGCAAACTGATCTTCGTCTGAATTTGGGGTACTGGTGATAATGGCCTTACCACCAGTTGCTAGTGTAGGACTGATCGAAGTCCAAAACTCTCGGGCTATGGTGGGGCGCACAAATGCAAACTCGTCACAGTACAGCAAGGTTATACTCATACCACGACCGGTGTTTTCTGTTGTTGTGGTTGAAACTATGCGGCTGCCGTTTTCAAAGTCCAGGTTGCCTTTGTTGTAACTGGTCACACCGGCCCGGATATGATCTGGACACAGTTCATAGGCATAGCGTATTCTTTGCATGATCTCCTGCGAACCTGTGTACTTGTGTGCGGCGATCAGTATGGTCGAATCTGCTCGGAACATGGCCATCCACAGCAGATAGCCGGCTGCACTGGTACTCTTACCAGTTTGCCTGGGCATCATGCTGATGCTGAATCTGTAGTTGTGATAGGTGTCTATCAGACGTTTCTGATAGTCCCATGGATGATACAGCATCTTGCCCCGGACCGGGTGCTGAATGTAGAAAAAGTTGTCCAAGAAATACTGCGGTCCTGTCACAGGATCAGCACAGTCCATGAACTCTTGGAGTTGTTCATCGGTCCAGTGTTGTCTGCGGTAAGGTGCTTTGACTAAGGTTGCGGCGTCTTGGCTCATGCCTTACTTATAGGGGTTTTCGCCGGTGAGGCCAGGTTTTGCAAACCATAGTTTAAACCACCGATCGGTGCCAGGTTCTATATTTTTTTTACGTTGGAAACGGGCCACATGTGTGCCCGTTTTGCTGATGTTGCTACCTGTCAACGGTTTTAGTTCTGACTTGGGGTAAACACCTTTGCCAAACTCACTAAATCGCATGTTTAGTCGCACCACGACTGCTTGGCATCGCCGTAGTATTCTCTAGCAAAACCATTGCGGATCAGCTCACTACGTAGGCTAACACCGTCCAGGACGATATCGCCCAGCACACGGCCGCCAAACTTGTCCCAGCCATACAGTATGACCTGATGTTTCTTGGT